GATGCTCTCTATCTTCGTTCTCCTAATAAACTTTGGAAGATTACCATGACAGACTTAGGTGAGTTCAGAGTAGACGAAGTACAGTAAGGAGGGATTATATGGCTAAGTTTAGTCCAGTAAAAACCCTTATTGGAAAAATGACTCCAATAGATTATTCAGAATCTATTATTGGAAGGATGGACTCTATTAGTTCCTCAGAATCTCTTATTGGGAAAATGAATCCCACTGAGTCTATTTCGGGAAAGGTTGAAAAACCGTCTGATATGAGTGGTGAGATTAATATTAACCCGGAAAAAGATATACCAACATATGACGGTGACTATATAGTCATCCCGAAAGCATATAAAGAACAAGTATTAGAAACCAAAGAAAAAATGATGGAAGACAACGTAGTAGTGAAGAAAATCCCCTACTACGAAACTAGTAATGTAGATGGTGGTGAGACTGTCTATATAGCGGGGGAGGTTACTTATGGCTAAAAATAAAATTATCTACGGTGGCGAGGTCTTAATTGACCTTACCCAAGATACCGTAACCGCCGCAGATTTGGCAGAGGGTGTAACAGCGCATGATAAATCTGGTGTTGTTATTACGGGTACAAATACATATGACTCAGATACCTCAGATGATACTGCGGCTGTAGCTGAAATCCTTGATGGCAAGACCGCCCATGCAAGAGGAACCCAGCTTACGGGTACAATGAGGAATAATGGTGCTGTCAATGGTACTATTTCCACTAAGGCGGGTACTTATACTATCCCGATTGGTTACCATGATGGTAGTGGAAAGGTTGCTATTGCAAGCACCGAACAGGCTAAGATTATTGCCGGGAACATCAAGAGTGGTGTTGAGATTCTTGGTGTAACTGGCTCATATACTGGCGAAGCTGTTACTGCTCAGTCTAAGACAGCTACACCAAGCACAACTTCTCAGACGATTCTGCCTGATACTACATATGATTATCTTAGTCAGGTAGTAGTTGAAGCAATTCCGTATACCGAAAGTCCGAACAGTGCGGGTGGTACTACGGTTACTATAGGATAAGGAGGCTAATTTATGGCTTATACAAAAACAAATTGGAAAGATGGAGATGTTATTTCCGCTGAGAGAATGAATAAGATTGAAAAAGGAATTGAAGATGCGGGTTCTAGTGGCAGTGGGGAATTTATTGTTACGTTTACATACACTACCTACTCCCATTCTTGGGAATGTGATTCTAATAATACCGATATCTATAATGCATTTTTGAGTGGAATGGATATTAAGTATTATGTTACCGATGATGCTCATAGTTATCATCCATTAAACGCTTATGGACGAATGATGAATGTTTCTAATACTTATTGTGAAACAGAACTATTTAGTTTTATGGATTCAGACTCTTTTCCTTATATTTATTATTATATTGCATTAAGTGGAGACGAAATAATTCCTTATATGATAGATGCGCCTACGTTTTTTATTTTTGCTACACAATATGGGTCGAGCAGCTATGGTCTTATTAGTGACTCATCTCAATATTTGCTTGACCGTATTCACAATGACTTTGGTACAAGAAACATGACTGAATTTTCTAGTCTCAGTCTTTGCTTTTATGACAATAATACCCGGTATATCTATACGCCTATTGGTGCAAATGATACGACCATATATTACAGCGGAATTTCACCAGATGGTAATATTGAAGACAATGTATACACAAAGCAAGTTTTTAAATTAACATATGACTCAAATACAGAAACATTCACTTTAACAAAAATGTCCGAAAATTCATAAATAATCTAAATAAATAAGGAGTAAAACATGGCACGAAGTAAAGTAGTATATTACGGCACTACACTAATGGATATAACTGATACAACTGCTGTTGCCGATAAGGTGCTATCAGGTTATAACTTCTATAGTGCCAATGGAACAAAAACAAGTGGTTCTCTAAACATAGTAACCTACTATACAGGAACTACAGACCCATCTTCTTCTACTGGTTTGGACGGTGACATTTACTTGAAGGTGGTGAGTTAAATGCCTACTATAAGATTAATACCAAGTACCTACTACTTGAGCAACTCTTCTTATCTCAGAGTGAGTAGTGCCGACAGTATGTATGATAATACAGATAGTACAGATTATGCTACTGTTACCAACTCAAGATCATCTACTTCATCATACTATATATATCTGCGTGGTTTTAATTTTGATGATGTTCCTGAAAATGCCGTAGTATCTGACTTTACAGTAAAATTAAAAGCTCATGAGTCTGGTGTATCAACATCTTCATCGTACAGGCCGTATCTTGCTAATGGTACAAGTACAATCGATGGTTCATGCAGTGCCATAACAACCACTGTTAGTGTTCATGAATTTACTGGTGTTTCCGAAGGTTGGGAAACAATAGCAGGATACGGTTCTAATTTTGGTATTCGCATCAACTGTAGAAGATCAAATAAAAATACAACTAGCTATATGTATATCTATGGTGCTGAGATAGAAGTTACATACACTGTACCTAATCCAAGAACTATTACCTCTACTCTCACAGGAGATGGAACTATCAATCCTTCTGGTGTAACGAATACTTATCAAGATGCTGAATATACTATTACTATCACGCCTACTAACAAATCAGATACTGTTACCGTAAAGAATAACGGTGTTGATGTATCTAGTCAGTTAGTAGTTCATGGCGTAGCACATACAACAGATTTCACAGCTAATGATGTTACTACAAGTGGTATTCAGAGTGGTTCTTCTTATGCAGAGTATACTGTTGGTTATTCAGCAGAGAACTATAATTCAAATGGCGAAGATAGAAATATGTATGCTTCTTCAAGCAGTACGGGATATGCTCAGTATTCATTTGATTTCAGTGATATTCCTAGTAATGCGAACATAGAATCTGTAGAAGCATTCTGTTATGGACACAGAGAGAGTTCAACTATCAGTTCTACCTATGTGTCATTATGTGTATTAATGTTAGGTAGTTCTCAAGCTAGTGAAGAAGTAGATTTTCCAAGTACAAGCGATACTACTATCACCGTCCCGGCGAATGTAGCAATTACACGTTCTCAGTTAGATAATCTGACGCTAAGACATTATGTAGGCTACTACGGTGGTCTTGTCTTGGGTATTACACTGAAGGTAACATATTCTACCGGGGATTCTGTAGATCATTATACATATACATTTACGGTAGATGATAATGCTACAGTAGCTGTTACTATAGGAACTCAAGAGACAAATACACTCTATACCAAGAAGAATGGTTCTTGGAAGGAAGTTATAAAAGCATATAAGAAACAAAATGGTTCATGGGTCGAGGTAGCAATCGACTCTGTTTTTAATTCTACGGATAAATATGTCTGTGGGGACTAAGGAGTAATATATGGCATATACAAGACATACATGGCAGAGCGGGGAGGTTATCTCCTCTGCTCTTTTAAATAATATAGAAGATGGTATTGAAGAAGCCGCCTCCAGTGGTGTTAGCTTAAAGTTTGTCAAAGATTCTGAAGGGTCTTATGAAAAGGATGGCGAAACCATAACCTATACTGGGGCGGTAGCTGAAGGACTAGTCGGTGATGATATACCAGAAGAACATAGAAATAAGGCTACTGGTTCATATGCCCATGTAGAAGGTGGTGAAGCTTATCCAGAAGATAATGATTATTATCCAAATATAGCGTCAGGAATTGCTTCCCACGCCGAAGGTAGTGGAACAACTGCAAGCGGAGACATTTCTCATGCCGAAGGTAGTGGAACAACTGCAAGCGGTGGCTACTCTCACGCCGAAGGTAATGGAACAACTGCTAGTGTGTACTACTCTCACGCCGAGGGTAGTGGAACAACTGCTAGTGGGCACTGCTCCCATGCCGAAGGGCAAAACTCAAGTGCAAGCGGAAGTTCTTCTCACGCAGAAGGTGCTGAAACAACTGCAAGCGGTGGCTACTCTCACGCCGAGGGTTGGTATACAACTGCTAGCGGAAGTTCTTCCCACGCTGAAGGGGATTACACTATCGCAAACCATCATGCTCAACACGTTTTCGGTGCATATAATATAGAAGATCCATCAACCGATACAATCTATAGACGTGGAACATATGTTGAAATTGTCGGTAATGGAACAAATACTAACAGATCTAACGCTCGTACTCTTGATTGGTCTGGCAACGAGGTTCTTTCAGGAACTCTAACTGCAACAGGGATTACCATTGGCTCAACATCTGTTACAGAAGCACAACTACAATCTCTTCTAGCATTACTTAATACATAAAGGGTGATTATATGGACGTAACTAAACGAGTAAAAATAAACACTTTTCCAAAATTTCTGATGATATGTATTCTCATACATGCATTCTTCCTTACTTCAGCAAGTTATCTCCTGTCGTGGTTTGGAAGAGATCCTGTTGTATCAGTCTCTTCTGTAATCGCACAGGAGATTCTTGCTCCTGTAGGAATCTATCTAGTAACCAACATGGTTGCTAATATCTTTGAGAAGAATAAGACTATCATTTCAGAGCCATTGGATCATATAGATAAAAAGGAGCAAACATATGGATAATGTTATTAACAATTGGTATCTCTACATCGCAACTATCAGCGTGGTTATTCTTGCGGCGATGACAATTCATCAGTTCCTGAGAAAACCCACTATTGAACAGTACAATCAGGTTAAGGAATGGATTCTGTATGCTGTTATTGAAGCTGAGAAGACTCTTG